AATTTCTTTTCTGCGTCCTTTACTGACATAAATTCATGTCTGTCAGTATCAAAAAACTTTGCGATATCCTTTTGGAGTTTTTTATCTTTCATAGTTTTAGCAAATGCTTCAGGAGATTCAGGTGCCCACCCCTTTTCATTGAGTTGACTATTTTCTCTTAATTCTTTAAATGTTTTCATTTTATCCTCTTACTTTTTTAGCCAAATCGGCATCGGCTTTACCCCAGGTTCCACTGGATTTTGTTACGAATGAATTAACTCTTGCTAATCCCCATTGTACTGCAGTTGTTCCAGGTCGGTGTCCTGTTTTCCAAGCTGCAACTCCTCTATTAAATACTTGCCTTAATATACCTAATGGCATTCCAGACTTATCTGCTTTATCTTTAAGTGCTTTGTCAGGCCCTGAAGCTTCACCAAACATATCTTTAAATTTCTTAGTATGCTGTGAAGGTTTTGTTTCTGCAGATTTATCACCTGGAGCTGGCTTACTAGATTTTTTCTTAAAATGAGCTGCTCTCTTTTGCTTAGTAGACTTAGCCATTTCATCGCCTTTAGCATCCTTAGCATAATAAGCTTTAGGTTGACTTCCTTTACGATCGCCAATATCTTTATCTTCAGCCTCATTAAAAAATGCTTTAAAATCTTTCATCAGTGTATATTAACTCCTAATTGTTTTAATCTTGCTACGACGATATCGTTTGCATCCTTACCAACTTTTCCAGTTTCTGGATGTAAATCATCTAACAATTCATCATCGTAAATAAACCCTGCAATAGTATCTAAATAGGCTTGTGATTTATCGTCTCCTACTACTATATCCTTGCTTTTTCTCATGAACATTACAAGTTGCTGTGCGATCTTTTCAGCCTCATCTGGGTTATCAGAAAATATACCGAATTCCATCGTTCCTTCTAATAATTTAGATCTTAATTGTTTAAAGTTCATCTTTAAAATCCCTAAATGATAATTGTTTTTTTCCGTTTTTCTTCTTTTTCTTCTTAGGAACTTCTTCGCCTGGTGTTACCTTTGCGTACTTTTGTGTAACTTTGTCTTCTCCAACTCCGCCACAGTTTTCAGCTAGTGCAATATCGTCAAGCCATACTCTTTTAGTTCCAGATTCAAGTTGAATAGTAACATAGTTAGAACCAAGCATTTTAATACTACCTTGTTCATTTGTTTCTTTTACAGTTACTGTATCTCCTACCTCAAATAAAGTTCCGTCAATATATTCTTCTCTTGTTTCTGACACTGGATCTAATTGAATATGTTGTCTAAAATTATTAGATTCTTTCAATCCCATAGCCTTTCGTAACATATTAAATAGGCCTTGTACATCTTTATAGCTTGATGGAACACCTTTAGAAAATGAACTAAGATCGTTGTCCTTAGCTGCTTTTCTCATTTTAGAAGCTGACATTCCAGATACATCATCTGAATCTGGATCTCTTTGTCCAGCTGAAATAACTTTTATTCCACCTTCAAATTGATAGAATCCATGTCTTGCATCAACGCCGTTATATTTATTTAACAGTATTTCAAATTCTTTAACTCGATCATCTCCTGCAACCATAGAAACTTTAGTGTAACCTTGATCGTATAACGATACTGCTACGTCCATAGCTGTTCGTATTCCCTTATCTGCCATAACACTTCGTGCATGTTTAGGAAACATCTTTCTTAATATCTTAACTTTTGTTTTAAAATCAAATGGATTTTTATTTGCATCTTGCGATTGAGATGCGTAAATTCTATATGAACCCTTTGATACTTTCTTTAATTTATCAAATAGTAATTCATGTCCAGTAGTTGGTGGATTAAACCTACCAAACACAAAGGTAATATCCTTTGTATCTTCTACTAAATAACTTTTAAACGACTTAATCTCCATCACTTCCCCATTCTATCTAATACTGATTGTTCAGCTTTTTGTTTTTTTAACTTATCTCTATCTGCTTGTTTAACAGAAGGAAACAGTTTTTTAGCAATCTTTTTAATTGCACCTTGTTTTTTGGCTACTTGTTTTTCAAGTGAAGCCCTTTGAGCAAATCCTAAATCAGCTTTAGTTTTGTTCTTTAAAATCTTTTTAATTATTAGGTTTTTGGCTTGTTTTTCAGCTCGTTTCTTAAGCTGTTCAGGGGAGGCTAGTTTTTTGGCAGCTTTCTTTTTACCAAGCATAATCTTAGCTTTGTTTTTTCGAGCTGCAGCTTTCATCTTATTACGAGTAGCAATAGACAAAGCTTCGTTTTTTGATGTGAACTCTTTAAAAGTTTCCATATTTCCTCGGTAAGTATCCCATTAGCCTGGATTCTGCCAGCCTTTTATAATATTTGGGTCAAAGTTATTGGTTGAAAATTCTAATCTGTCAACCAACTTGACCGCGCCACCTTCCATACGATCTATTGCAACAAAACCTTCTGGGTTGGTTGCTTTAAATCCGGTTTTAGTCTTAAGGAACGTTCCTATATTGTTAAGACCATTTAGTTTATTTATAATAATTAATTTTGCATCCACCACATTATTCTGTAAATTAAACACTTTTTCTAAGTTTTTTTGGTTAGATTTACTAAAAAACTTTAATAATTCATCTCTTTTATTAATTTGAGCGTCTTTACCTTTTTGAGATGATCTTTTATCAATTTCTTTTTGGTATCTATTATTAACCCAAACAATTAATTCTGCTACATGTCTTTTAGTATCTTTAATTCTTTCGTTAGCTCTTACCTTTGTGTTATTAAATGTATTAATCACAAGGTTTAATTCCTTATTAGATTCTATTTCTTTTAATGTAGAACCTGATATTTGTTTAAATGTTTTACCTGCTTGAGATAAATGAGAGGTTACTTGTTCAGTTTCCTTCGCTGTAAATGTTGCTGTACCTGACATATCAGGAAGTGTTGCATCGACCATCCAAACATTTTTTGATGGCTTTAGTTTAGGTACTATTTCCTTTCCAAACTCAGCTGACATTGTTTCAAATGTAGCACCGGTATAAACCGTATGCCATACTACTCCAACTTTTGCAGATGTAATATCTTTAGCAAGTTGACTACCAACAGGTACTGCATATACAATTGTATTTGGATGGAACGTTATATGTTTTACGCCACCAATATTTTCTGTTTTTAAATCGCCTTTATCAAACATAAAATCACCTTGTATAACATTAGTTATTCCAAGATCTTTGAAAGTGTCATAGGCTAATTTTAATTTTGTAGATAAATCACCTGAAGTATCAGCATCAATATCAGCATGTGATTTATATACTTTAGGATTTGCATTAAATATACCTTTTTTAGCAACAAAGAACTGGCCATCTCCTGGATCAATTCCAGCAAATACGGCGGGAGCACCGTCCCATTTAACAGTAACGTCTACAGCTGATTTAGCGCTACCGCTTAACATATCCCTTAGTGATCTTAGGGCAAGGATTGCTTGGCGTGCTCCCTTAACTCCACCGTCTAAAATAAGATCCTCAATATGTGTCATATGAGTGTTCTTACCTGCGGCTTCGGATAAGTTTTGTTTAAATGATTTCATTCTATTTTCCTAATTTAACGTATGTACTTGAATCTAGTGTTGCAGATCCAGCGTAATTTACAAATTGCGTTACAACGGCATTAGCTTTTCTTCCAGTGTTAGTATCAATATAGTAACATACGTATAATGAACCAAGTTTAGCAGATACCCAGAACCAATCTTTTTGATCTAATTCTGCGTAAAATTCTTTATCAGTAACGTTTGGATAAAAGTGTTTAAACATTGTATAGAATATTTTAATAGATCTTTTATCACCCTTTTTAATCTTCTGTGCTATTTTTTTAACACCCTTAGCATGATCAGGAATTATTTTACCAGTTTCTCTTTTTATAAATTCTTGAATAACACCCCATGATAATCCACCGCCTCTTGCTTTACTTCCTTTGATTTCAGCCTTTACTGCTTCACCATTAGCGTTATCCTTAAGGTTTAATGCACCTGTATCGTACTCAATAGTTGCACTCTTTGATGACCAAAAGTTTCCTCTGTTGGATTCTAAGGCAACCTTTTTTAGTTTATGGTTATCTGTGTCAGGTGGATATTCGTTATTATATTCTTTTAATGGTGTAGGGAACTTTAACATTGGACCTTTAAGTGATATACCAACTAATCTTCTATCATTAAAATGTTTTAATATTGCTTTATTTAAAGCTCCAACTGATGATGTTGGTAATTCTTTATCAACGTTAAAATCTGTTGATAACGCCCACATATCGCCTGGGTTCCATTTATCGTCCTTTAAAGGTTTAAATCCATTATTCTTATATGCTTGATTTTTAAGTGCATATATTTTAATCATCTTAGCATCGCCTCTATGGAATGTCATACTTTTATTAATATAACCTTCCTTAACTAACATTTTTGCAATGTTGTATGATGATGATACCCAAGCATCTGGCGAGGAAAGTATAGTTTTTAGATCGACATCTACTTTTACTTTTCCGTATGCTGCTTTAAGAATATCATGAGTAAAAAATTCTTCAGCCTGTAACCCATGGTCAAGCATTGCTTGGCACATTACAGCTTGATGGGATTCATTCCTAGCAGTATCTTTAGTACCAGACCCTGCCCCAGAAACTCCTCCACCAAATACCTCTGACTTTTTAAGTTGAGATAATGGAATCATCTTATCGCCAAAAACAAATGAAATGTTTGATGGTGCTTGCTCGAATGCGTTTAATTTTTGGAGAGCGTCTTCAATATCGGTTACAATTGCTGTACCGCCTTTTTTTAATTGAAGTGGATCACGATTTTTAATAAGCTTTCTAAGAATATCTATTCTAGCTTCACCAGTATTACTATTTGGTTTCTGTAGCTCATTTTTATCTAAGGCAACGCCTTCTTTAATTTCAGTAAATCCATCTTTAAAACTATGTATGAACTTCTTCATAAACTCTCCTGTATAAATACAATTCTATTTATAAGTTATTAGTCGCCGAAAAATGGATTTGGTTTAATTCTTCCTTTTTCGTCGTATGTAATAACACCAATTTCATGAAGTTTATCAATCATTCGTTCAGAGCCTTCACGTACTCCAATCTTATAAGATGTGTATCCTACTCCGCCTATAAGAAATATGAATATAAAATATAGTTCCATTATACATCAACTCGAAAACATACACATTCATAACCTTTATTAGTCATGTCTTCATAGAACATTACTGCATCTTCTTTAATAGCAAAAATATATTCTGCTACTAAATCGTTATGTTCGTCAACTGCTACTACTTTCCAACTATCCATTATCCATTCCTCATGTACTTTTCTACTGGTTTGAGCTCAATAAACTTTCTACGAGACTTTGAAAATTGTTTCATAGGAGACTTAAATTGAGTATACTTTTTAGTTCCAGTAGCTTTAAAGCCAACACATTGGCCATGTTCGTTTAGAATATAGGTATGATTCAGGACTTTATATCCTGCATCATCCCATGTTGTGATTTCCTTTAAAGCCTTATACTTTGTAGACATAAACATCCATCCTTTCTGCGTGTCTTAGTGGAAGAGACTGATCATACGCTCTAGGATGTCTACCATCAGCTATTGCGTGTTTTGTTCTTGGTCCTCTTCCTTGACACTTAACTCTATACCTAATTGATTTACTAGGTGGCGTTGATGACCATCCACTATTAAATCGATATTCATTCATCCTGTCGGTTTCTTTAGCCATTTTGTTAATAGCTTTAATTGTATTTCTAACTGTTTGAAGTTCTAGCATATCTCCAGCTGAGGCTGTGTATGCTGTCATTACGTGTGAGTTACTGTTATTCATATTATACTCCGTGCGTCATGTGATCATAGCAGTCATCACCGTTTTCCGATAAATCCTTTCCGCATACACATTTTATTGATTCTTCCAGCGTTGGTGCACCTACCATAGATCTTATCTGATCTTCTGTAAGTACTTGCTTTCCGTCTACGATTGCTTGTTCAGCTAATAGTTTGATTGATTGTTCTAAATTCATTATACCGCTCCTGTCCATCTGATTGTATAATCTTCGAAGATATTTCCTCTTGCGAAGTTTGTGGCCGGTGCTTTCCATGATTTAGCCATTAATATATCACCTTCTTTAAATCCTTTAGTAGGTTTAGCCACAATGAATGAATGGGTTGAATGCCCAGCACTAATTTTAATATAGTTTCTTCCTACTGTGTAAGATAAGCCTTCACAAAATTCATCGAACATTTGATCTTTGATTCTGTTATCGCCGTCAAGACATCTATCTTGATATCTGTGATAGTCAGCTTTAATCTTAGTTAGGTAACTAGCTAGTTCGCTAACGTTCTGTTCGTGAAATTTGTTCTTCATAATTTGATTCCTTATCATTTAATATAAGTATATTATACCAGGACCAGACACAATTGTACAGGGTTTTCTGCATTTATTTGCAAAATAATTAGCCTAAGTATCACTCCGAAGAGTATATCTTTATACTATTTCGTTATAAGGGAACACTTTTGATATAACTTCACCACAAATTTTAGCAATCTCTATATGTTCTTTTTGAGTGCCGTGTGCTGACCTCAATTGAATATAGTGAATCCATGATCTAAGAGTACCATTAACGTACATCCTACTCATAGTTAATCCTTCTGGTAATACTGCTCTGGCCTGCTCTTTTGCAATACCAGCTTCAATAGCCCAATCATATGCTTGTCTGCACCTTTCGATTATTACTTCTTGGTACGATTCCCAAACATAATTAATAGAATCTTCTTGGTTTAATTCAATAGAATTCTGTCTATTTTTAGTATCTTGCATCCTAGCTTCTCTAGTGGTAAATTCTAAATCCTTAGTGGGATCAGCATACCTTTGAGAAAATTCTTGGAATGAAAAAGATCTGTGTCTTAAAATTTGTCGTGCGATATCTCGTGTAGTATTAATTTCCATACAAACTGATACCATTTCTAATGGAGACCAATGTTGATTTTTAATTAAATACTTAACGAGTTTTTCTGATGTTTCATGACTTGTTTGGTTTCCAGGATTGGACACTCGAGCACAGTATGAAACTAATTGAAGAAGATCCTCGCCCGTTGTCGGGGCGAGGTCCTCTGAGGGTTGCGAATATGATATAAGACTCACGTTCATGTTTTATTTCCTTAAGATTGTTTCTTAACTAAAGTATATACACCCCATGCAAATCCAGCCCATGCTAGTAATTTAGCAACTCCGCCGAATAGGATTACTGATCCACAAACAACACATAGTGTAGTTCCGTCCCAAGTAGTTCTTTCCCCAAGTCTTGCACTTACGTAAGTTTTAATTGTATTTAACATATATTTTCCTCTATATTTTAAACTCTGAAAAATCCTTGCCTTCAGATTCTCCGAATTTGTTTATTGGTTTATCAGGAACCATATCTGACATAATATCAGTTTGTGCTTCCTCTTCTACGTCATAAAGTTTCATACGAGATCTATCGACCCCAATAACAAAGCGTTTATACTTTGTTGGATCATTATAACGATTTTTCAATTGCTTAACGAGTATTTGTCCTAACTCTTCAAGCTCCTCTGTAGATATTAACGCAAACATTAGATCAGCCGTTGCCGGTAGACCAAACGATTCCGAAGTATCTTCTAATCCAACATCAGTATTACTGAAGCCAGATCTCGTGGTTTGAGTCGCACTCACGATTGGTACATTAAACTCTACTGCTAAGCCTCTCAGCTCTTCAGCAATTGCTTTAATGTATGAATAAGTATTTATGTTTCCACCAAGGCCTTTCATACGAGAAGAGGCACAAATATTCAAATAATCGATATAAATTATATCGGGACTGAAGTTCTTTTTAAGCTTCAATTCGTTTAGTAATGCCCTAAAATGGCCAACATGTGCTGCACCTGTAGGATATTCCTTTACGATTAATTTACCAACATGTCCCTTTGCAATCTTTTCAATCTTTTGATTAAATACATTCTGTGGTAAAGTATCCAATTGTTCTATTGGAAAATTCATTAAATTAGCATCGACCCTTTCAGCAATTCTTTCTTCAGCCATTTCCATTGTAATGTACAATACGTTCTTTCCTTCAGAAATATTTGCAGCTGAACAGTGACACATAAAGAGTGATTTACCTACACCAGTACCTGCAAGGCAGATGTTTAAACTTTTCTTTGGTAAACCACCTTTGGTAATTTTATTAAAGTAATCTAAATCAAACGGTATACGTTCTTCAACTTTGTTATAGAAATCATAACGATCTTCTGAATTATCGATGTAATCATGGCCGATGTCTTGATCGAATGATACGCCTAGGGCTTGAGATAAAATGTCAGGTATTGCACCTGCTTGTAACTCTGGTTTTTTACCATCGATGATTTGAATAGAATCCATGATTGCACCATAGATTGCTTTTTCTTGACACCACTTTTCTGACTCTTTAATTAACCATTCTGTTTCAATATCAGATCTTTCTTTAATTTCTGTTATTAAGTGTGATGATCTATTAAGTAAATCGTCTGGTGCTTGCACACCAGTTAATTCAATTTCTAGTATTTTACTTGTAGGTAGTTTATTATGTGTACTTACAAAATCTACTATAAGATCAAATACTACTCGATGTTCGCCTTCAAAATATTCCTTCTTTAAAAATGGTATTACCCTACGGCAAAATGACTCATCATTAAGTAGATGATTGAGTACGTGTGTCGGTATTTGTGTTGATATGTCCAATTTGTCCCTTCTTTTTTTCCAATGAATCAGATATAATATATGTAAGTATGTCGCCTAAATGATTATTAAACTCTTCGTTTTTGTCAAGTTCTTTATCATTAAATTCAGCTGGATCAATACAAGTCCAAGTAAACTCTAAGGTTCCAATATCAAGTTCTTTATCTTCTTTTATTGAAACCTTTCCGTAAATGACTGTAACATCTTTATACTTTCCAGTTAAAAGCTTTACACCGTAGAAATCTGATTCAGGATTTTCTACTAGTGTAAAATCGCTATCTGATATATTATACATCATCTTCCTCTGAAAGTACAGTGAAATCTTCGTCCATTGCAATTAATGGCTTCTGGCCAATTTGATAATGGCCTTTAATAAATTTCTTAAAATCAGTTCCTTCAAAAATTGGATTCCAAAATTCTTGATCAAGAGTATCTTTTTCTCTTACTTTTGGATCTAACAACTCACCTGTTTCTCTATCAACTCTACAGTACCAACCATTGCTTGGTTTAGCAACATAATTTCCAGCTAGAGCTACATCGAGTAAGCCACTGTATTCTGAAATACCACCTTCCCATGTTACACTAATTGGAATCTTAGATTTTTCTTTTACAAACCTTGATTTTTCAACATTAACAACAAAGTCATATCCTTTAACTTCGGATCCTTTTTTGTTCTGCCTTCTACCAATAATCCAAATGTTATCAGCTGAATAGTAAATTCCAGTACCACCTGATACAACTGCTTTAGGAAACAATCCAATTTCTTGGTATGTATGATTAACAGCAAGTAAAGGGATATTCTTCATAGTCAGATAAGGAGTGACCATTCTGAATAATCCCTTCAGTGCTTTAGCTCTTGACATATCAGCAACTGATTTTTCGTTTAATGCGTCTTCTAATTCTTTCTTAGAAGCTAAGTTACCAATAGAATCGATTACGACAATAACTTTATCATCTCTTTCAATCGTATCTAATTGATTAACTAAATCAAACTTTAGTTGCTCTACGTCTGTGATTGGTGTGTGTAATACCCTTGAAACATCAATTCCAAAGGACTCAAAGTAAGATTGTGGTGAACCAAATTCTGAATCATAAAATAGCATAACTGCATCGTCATGTTCTTTCATATATGCTCCAGCCATCAATAAAGCAAACGAAGTTTTAAAATGTTTACTTGGACCAGCTAGAACTGTTAGACCAGATGATAAACCACCATCGACATCTCCTGAGAGTGCAACGTTTATCATTGGTACACTTGTTGTAACTATATCCTTTTCACCAAAGTATATTGATTTTTCTAGAGTATCTGTACCTTTAATTCTAGAGTTCTTTTTAAGTTTGTCCATTATGCCCATTATTTTCCTCCTCGACCACGTTCAGGTCTTAATTGCATTGAGCGTTCTTTTTTGCGCCATCTGGCTAAAGCTTCTGCTTTTTTCCTTTTCTTTTTGGCTGTTGGTTTTTCGTAAAACTCTTTTCGTCTTACATCTTGAAGAGTTCCAGCTCTTTCAACTGCCTTTCTGAATTTTCTAAGAGCAACATCAAATGGCATTTCTGATGCTGGCCTTTTATCTTTTGGGTGCCTCTTACGAGGTCTTAAATCTACACTTGGCATAGTTCTCCTTGTTTAATATAGTCTATTATACCATATTTTGGTTTAATTGTACATGGTTAAATTGAATATTTTGTTCTTTTTCTCTTTCGTCTCTTTCATATTGAGATCTATACTTATTGTTTATCTCAATTGCTTTGGCCAAAAGAGAAAGTTCATCGCTGAACTTTGCAAAAGCCAAAGTATCTTTAGGAAAGCATGCACCGCCATATCCTTGCTTTCCATCAAATCCTGGAACCTTGGTATGGGAAGGTGCAATTCTATTATCAGCACCAACTGCTTTAATAATAGTATTGAAATTGACATCGCCGTTAGTTCTACATAGATCGTAGAGCTGATTAAAGAATGTAATCTTAGTTGCTAGGAATGAATTGATTGTGTATTTAACCAAAGAAGCTTCTTCATGGTTCATATGATAAGATGGGCATGGTGTACATAAACTATATTTTTCGTAGAATTCTTCTAACCTTTTAGTATTATATATGTCTCCACCAAAGATATGAAACTCAGGATTTACAAATTGTTCACATGCAGACTTTTCTGTTAAAAATTCTGGATTATACACAACGTTATTCCAAAATTTATATTCAGCTATTACGTTTGGTGTAACAGTTGATTTAATAACAATTAGGGTTTCTTTTAAGCATTCATCAAGATTATCCATTACAGATTTTAAAATACTGCTATTGATATTACCGTCGTCGCCCATAGGTGTAGGAACACACACAAAAATTAAATCAGGTTTCCAATCTTTTAATTTGTATTGATCCTCGTTAGTATGACCATAGTTTGGATCTAAAATTTTCTTTTCTACTTGCTGATTGCTAAATCCATAATCAACTGCTTTACCTACAAAGCCATGCCCTATAATTGCTAATCTCATTATATATTACCATCCCAGTTTAAGTCTAATTGTTTCATTGTTTGCGTTTTATAATCATCTTCTAATACATGGTGGTTTGCAACCCAACCAAATTTAGTTAAAATTGTTGGATCAGCACATGTATCTTGTCGTTCACCAGTAACTTCTTTTAGTGGTAAATTATTCTCTGGCCAAACTTTATCAGCCATTTCTTTTACTGTAACAGGTTTACCATTACCGACATCAATTGCTTTATTGTGAACTATCATATCAAAGTATGTTATGCAAATATCTATTGCACTGCATACGTCATCAACATGAGTCCAATCTCTAGTGTGATTAGTTAGGTATGTTAACTTTGGATCTTTTCTTAAAAGCGCATCGTATAACATATCTTCTCTGCTATCAGGACCATACACCGTATGGAATCTTAATCCAATAGAATTCTTAGGTGCTATAGCTTCCATAGCATATTTTGTAGCAGCATAAGGTGATAACCACCATTCATAAACACTTGATGATGAAGCATATATGATTGGAACATTAGCCTTTTCGCATGCTTCAAAAATATACTTAGATGCTTCTACATTAGTTTTCCAATATTCTTGTGGAATTTCATGCGATCTTCGAACTCCAGCCAAAGCTGCAAGGTGTATTACAAAATCAAAATCGCTTACAATAATACCTTCTGCATTTCTAATATCTGCAGTGTACTCTACAATCTCATATTGATCACCATACTTTTTAGCAAACCTGCTTCCAATAAAACCCTTCCTTGGTCCACTTTTGCTTCCTGTTAATAATATTCTCATCATAAAAATGCCTCCAAACTATTTTCTTCTCTTTTATAATCATAACTTCTGTTTAAATTGTTTTGAAATAAGTAACTTGTTTCAACACTATCTCTTTTACCTTCTAATACTGCTTTAACTTCTACTGCCATATCCCTTGCTGTTGCAAATGGAACGTTTTGGCAAATATGATTGTAGTTCTTTTCTACATCTAGTACTTCCATATCTAAAGGTAATCCCATAATAGCTTTACCTTCAGCAACATTTAAGTATCTATCTTCAGTTGGATGAGCAATAACTTTAGGTAAATGTACTACAAATGCTCCAATATAATTGATTGGAATAATTGTACCTCTAAGCATAATTCCACCGCCTGAAGCAATCTTACCTGCTTTACGTCTAGCCTTTGCAGCTTCTCTTTCAAACTGAGGATATTGATCCATCCATTCAGCAAGTTTAAGATGATCATGACCTAGTTTCATTAACCTAGATTCTACATTAATAGATTTTTCTTCATGGGAATGCCTTTCAACAAATTCAGCATGAGTACATTTAGATTCAACTTCTAGGGTATACTTATAATATGGATCATCCTGCGAAGGTGTCTTTTGGTTTAAAACTTGTGTTTGAAAGTTAGTGTTAACACCTTTAATTAGATCTTGAATCAATGGTCTTTCTTTATTATAATAGTTAAACAGTGGGATCCTATCGTTAAATTCATCTTTCTTCCAAAAGAAAAAGAATGTTCTTTTACGATATTGTGGATTACCATGCTGTAAACTTTTAGTTAAATAAATCGAAAAGTTATAACCATTATCTTGGCCAATTTTATAGAGCTTTTCTCGCATAAACTTACCAATCTTTCCAGATAATCCTGGTGCGTTCTCACCCCATAATACCTTTGGTTTAACTTCCTTTAAAACATATTCAGATGATTTTTCCATCCATTGGTTGTTTTCGTTTTGTTCTCCATGCGAATTATGATAAGTGCTCAATCCAGCACACGGACAAACTGAAGAGACAATGTCCACATTTTTCATTTTTTCGGACGTTTCATCTAAAATATGATACGGAATATCTTTTCCTTGTTCCTTATAATAATTTAAAAGGTGTGTTTCATTAGCCATAAATCCAGAATATGTCATTAAATATTCTGGGTCTGTTCCATAAGCATCTGCTGATGCCAAAATTTCACCACCAATTAGTGGTACTATACCTGCGTGTTTCATCCGAAAAATGTCTCCAAACTTGATTCTTGTTGTTTTTTAATTGCATCTTTATAAGCTTTTGACCAGCTAATATGACAAGTAATTCTGTCTTGTCCTTTCCATGGTCCATTAGCCAATACCTTGCTTTTTAGAGCGACGTAATCTGGATAAATTTCAGCTAATTGCTGATGCACTTTATTACTTAATTCGATTGTTCTATAATTTGAACAACCACCTGCAGTGTTAGTCGCTGTTACGCTAACACGATACCTTGTGGTAATCCTATTTGCAAACCCTTGAGTAAGCAATTGAAGATTAGCATCAAAATCTTGAGAAGTTTCTAACCTATCCCATATAAGATTTCTTGGTAAATTTTTAGAATCAAAATAACAGTTAGTCATAATCCTTACGTTATTTTGATGTGGCCAATACTTTAGATCTGGTACAACCCAAGATGTTGAGAATCCGCCATGATAAATTTTTTCTTCTTTTATCCATTTGTCGAATGTAGCAAAAGCGTCATCAAACTCTTCTTCTGTCATATCCTTGGTTTCCCATTTAGTGTCCATACCTTCAGGTGCTGGGCCTTTGTATTTAAAATACTCAAAGTCATCATCTAAAACCATATGTCTTGTACTATAAAACTCATCCCATATCCACTGTCGTGTTGGCGACAACCTAGAAATTTCCTTAGGTAGTTTTACTACAGCATCTCCGTATCGCTCTCTCATAGGAGCGTACTCATGATCCTGAACTATAAATTTTACCAGTTTTTGATATTTCTCTGGTAAGTTATCATAAGTTCTTTGTTTGTCCATCCTACCTAATGTAGGTATAATTAAGTGTTCCATTTATCCTCCGTTCACTAAGTGCATTACTAAATTTTTAATTAGTAAAAATAATCCAGCACCATTTAATAAAATAAGTGCTCTATCTTTCCATAAGACTGATACTATTAACCATAGAAATATTCCTATAATGCTAAGTCCTAAGTCCCATAATTGAAATCCTTCGACACCTCGTAAAGACATTGCAGCTAAAACCACAACTGAAGCTATCCATTTTATATACCAATCTAAAGTATACTTTGGTGTTGCCGATTTAAAAATTCTTTTTGAATTAGCTAATTCTTCTTCGCTATAATCACTCATCCTTTGAGATTTCTCCTGTGTATTGAAATTCGCCTTTATCGAATCGTACTTTATATTCTTTTACAATTTCACCAAGCATGTTCTGTTTATCTTGAACTACTGATTCTAATGTACCATTAAATCTATTAGTGTCATTTAATATATGCAATTTGCTTAAGGACTTTTGTAAGCTTTCAATATGATTTTCTAAATCTTCTTTATTGTAATCTTTAAACTTAGGGTTTCTTCTGTTTTTCTTATACAGTAACTGTTCATTAAATGAAGTCATATATTATACCAACCTCCTTTAATAAATCAACCGTGTTAATTGCTGATATCTTCCATTTGTCTGGTACATCTGCAACTGTCTTAGGTGATACTACCCTCTTAACTCCAACTTGAGCTAATCCCTTTGCACATTCATTACAAACTGGTAAACCCCAAACATACATTGTAGCGTTGTTTAGAGATGCTCCAGTAAATGTAGCATTATAGATACAATTCATTTCTGCATGAACTACATAGCGATATTTTACTTCTTTATCGTTGTATCTTTCAAGTGAATCATTAACACCTCTAGGGAAACCATTATAGCCTTGTGCTAATACTTGTCCCTTTTCTCCAATAGCAACTGCACCTACTTGAGTACTTGGATCTTTTGACCAAGTTGAAACTTCCCTAGCTAGGTTTAAGTATCTATTGTCCCATTTATTGCTCATCGCTTCAAACTTCGGGAATTCCCATTTATTGCTCATCGGTTTACCAAATTAAAATGTCTTTCGTACACATGTAAGTTTTGTACTTGCCAAACAATATCACCTGGAAATACTTTTAGCATATACGCCATATCATCAAGTACTGCTTTCTGCCATGCATAATCATTACGATAACCAAAGATAACATCATTAGATCGCATTTGTACAACACAATCGAGTTTACCTTCACGGATATAATATGTAACAGAGTTTGTACATATAAAATCGTTTTTACCATTTTCGTTATATTCACACCATATACTTGGTCTTGTATAGATCATTGATGCTCTACGCGAATCTGGGTTTTGTAACAATTCAGATAGTGCCATATCAAATTGTGCACCGTATTTGTCTGAATAAATTAAATGACCATAGTTTGAATTGATTTCGCCATGTTCATTAGCAGTCATCTTCCATGCTGCAGGTGGTTCTTTATCGCTATCCAAATAGATATCATTAATGTTTGTAGATTGGCTGTTGTACCAATTTAGTTCTGCATCAATGTAAGCTTTGTTTGGAACACCAAATATAGCTGGTTCATCAGCATAAAACGAAGCACCAATTAACTCGATTGTTTTACTGCCATTTCTGTCTACAGTAAATCTTTCATTACGAAGTTCGTTGTGAAAATAAGTTCTTAGTTGGTCGATTTCAAGATTCATTTTTGTTCCTATTTAAAAAGTCATTGTCTTCTGATTGGCCGTCGATACCACCTCTCATATATGCAACCATAAATGAAGCATAGTTAATTAAATCTTTACCAGAGTCTTCTAGTGATTCAAAGTTTGGGTTATAGTCGGGATCTGATTCCATAGCTTCTAGAACTGAGAACATTCTGAGAGTTTTAGCATGGATAATATCCAGGATTGAAGCTACACCGCGAGGGTAGTAATCTGCTTGTTTAATTCTGGAGTTTGGATTTTGATAGTCATTACTTTTCTTTGCCTGAAGTTCGGCACATTCTTGTAATACTTTTAGTGATTCTTTCATAATATAACCTTTCTGTTTATAGTACTATTATACCATAGTTTTGTTCAATTGTACACACTTTTTTTGATTATTTTGGTTGATATATAATACCTTGCTCATTTAGAGCTTGCTTATTCCACAAGTGTCCTTGTTCAGTATCATCCTTAGATTGACCAAAATATGGTACTGCATGGAACTCATCAATCATTTGCTGATTAACACTTACTGGATTGTCTCCAATAAATAATTCACCAAGGATTCTACCAAATTTACCTTTATCATGTGATACTAATTTAACCTTTTGATCTTTAAGTTTTTCTACAAGATGAGCTTTACTTGCTTTACCATAGAACTTTTCTTCTAAATTTCTAGTTCTGGATTCTGGAGTATCAATACCCATCATACGAACTCTCTGTTTTCTATAAGACATACCAAAACCTAAGTCGATATCTACGTCGACCGTATCTCCGTCTACTATTCTTGTTACCTTTACACTGTATGTATACATTACACTACTGCCTTGATATGTTCCATATCGATTATTGCACCTGCCTTTCCTTCTACATCTACCGGCATAGCTTCAGGCCAAGAAAGATATACTCTATCTCCTTTGGCTACATCAACTACATCTGGTCCTACTAAAAGTACTAGTGCGGGTTTAGACCCTTTAGTCGTGTCTGCTGTTAAAATGATACCACCTGCAGTAGTATCTTCCTTTGCTGTCTCTGTTACTAAGACGTTTGTTCCAATCATTTTCATAATTATTCTCCTATTATTTATTTATAAAACATGTGATTGTTGATTATAACTGTTTGATTTAATGACTCAGCCCAATAAGGATATACTGAGTCTGCATGGTAGTGAGTTGCCCCTTCTGTAATATCGCCGTAATCTCCATTCATAACAGAGTCAGCAACTAACAAAGAAAACATCCAAGTTGCACTATCAACTGGATCATCAGATTTTCCATCGCAAAACCAGCTGAATTGGCACATGTGCCTAACTGGAATAAGAGTACCTTTCCAATTTTCTTTCCATTTTGCTTGATAGACAACATCACAAATATTATTTGGATAATTCTGATTCAGAACTCTATTCTGTACAACTTGTGCAACTGCAATTTTACCAGCAACTGGTTGATTACCAGCTTCAAAATAAATGTTTTTCGCCATACAATATTGTGCTTCTTGTAGTTCTGGATTTAATTCAATAGTGTGTCCATGCCAAGAATAGTTATGGTCATCAGCTTGTATTTTAGAACAAAAGAAAGCTATCCATAAAGGTAAGCAAATGATAAATGTTATTTTAATAATGTGTTTGTGAAAAAGTTGTTCCATAATATAATCCTATATATTGTTTTTAAAAATAAATTCAATAGCTCTTTCAGCTTCTTTATGGATTGGTCTTTTTGCATACCAATTTCCAGTGTCTGCATCAAGGTCTCTAATTATATATTCAATTTCCTTAGATGTTATTGGATAACCCTTAGACATTGCGTTACCTGCTATTGAGACCATTATCTGATATAGTTTGTAATACCAACCAGCACCTGATAAAGTTTTGTATTCTTCAATTTGTTTTTTATTTATAAAAGGGCAGTCTTGATATCCTGTCCATGAAAAGTTAGTGTTGTCGAGTTTTGCTTGTCGATGTTGTATAAGACCCCTTTTAATAGCTTCAGGTAACTTATCGAAAAACGATTCATTTGGTACGACGTATCTGTGTTTTCCCATAAGCTTTGCGGGGTCCATGATAGATCCATCGTGTGAGAATATGAAATTGTAAGATCCTTTATATTTGGCTGGGACGTAGTACATTCTGCTGAGGTCTTTTGTTTGGGCATCTGCGATATCTCCTATCTCTTTATTTAATGCGTACCAAAAATGTTTGATTTCATCTTTATTTATAGCTCTTGTTAGTGGGAACACTAAACGAAACTTAGGGTGTTCTTTAGTCGAGCTAGCAGTGGAATAACACACGTATTTGTATCCGCTATACACTTCAGAAATATCATCGATACTTCCGGTATAATCATCTACATCTACAATTCCAAAACCACCCCAACTAAGAACATTATCGTTTGCACGAGTTGTCTCCGGCACATAAGTTGCTGGAGATATTAGTGGTGCTGACTTTTTAGTTGGATATTTAGTACTTTCAGATAACTGATACAACACTTTTTCAAAATCGTCAAAGGATTTATATGTAATGTTTTTATCAGTTTTATTATCGTATATACTGTTAAATATCGTTAAACTTACCATGATTGCCTGCGTGTGATGGAGCGGTCCAACCTTCAGGTTTAATTAGGTCCGGAACTCCTAGTGGATTTGGCCTGCTTGGCTTTTGTCCCACTTCTTTGTTCATATTAGCTTCTAGTACAGCATCCCAAGCTTTATAGGGATCAACACCAAAAGCATCGAGTGTACCAATGGCAACAACACATAGATCAATTAAACCATCTACGATTTCTTCTGGGTCATTATTAGTAACCGCAGCTGTTGTTTCCATTAGTTCTTCTTTCAAAAAATCAACTCTAAACTCAAGAAACTTTTTTAGTTTCTCAGGATTGTTTTCAACCCATTGCCTAGTAAGATATTTGCTTTGCATTAAGTGAATATCTTCTACCCAGTTCTTAGACATTTGTAATAATCCCTTGCTTTTCTGGCACTTGAATTGGACTGCTCATAGCTTTAACTTGATCTACCAATTCTTCTACTGGTTCTACAGTAAATAGAATAAAACTATTTGGAATAGTAATCCCTTCTGCTGCTTTTGTATAAGCCATAAATGGCATAAAACCAATTTTACCTTCACCTGCTGGAATCAAAGAGTAACCATCTGTAATGGTAATTGATTCTTCGTTTTGTGTAACTTTACCAACTACTTCTTCACCAGAAGATAGTCGTACTAATTTATATTCATCTTTCATAAGTATTTTCCTTTGGTACTATTATACCATATTTTATATTAAATGTACAGTGTTTATCCAAAAAACTCATCTAGCGTAGATACCTCTTTTGAAGACCAACCAATCGCATCGAGTATTGGTTCGATAGGATCTAGGAAAGTTTTTTGAAATTGGGTTTCGTGATCAATATATTTATTCAATCCAAACTCTGTTGGAAGATAATCTAGGAATGATATAACATTTTCCTTTATAGGATTAGGCGTTCTAAGATAAATGAATTTAATCTTTTCGCCGTTATTGATTTTGTTATATCGCTTACCTAGCGATAGATCATCGATTAATTTGTTGTAAAGTATTCCGCCACGAGCATGTATCGGAGTACCTTTTCTGTAAATAGTGTTTCTGTCTTGGAACGAAGTAAGATTGGTTATACCCCTAGGGAATGCAATATCGTTTGGTTCTAGTGTTCTGAAGTATTGTCTGAAATGCTCAATAGATTTTTGTACATCAGATTCAGATGAATGCATAATAACTTTGAATATTTCTTTTAGTGCTTCTCGGCATGGTGCAGGTGTAGAAGATTTAATAGCTTCAATACCCATAATTTTTAGTTTAGGTTCTGCATATCGTACACCTTCGTTATCGTGCACATTAAGAATATATCGTTTCTTTGCAGTCCACAAACCACGATCAGCAATTACTTCTCGTCCCATGACCATTTTGTTTTCAATGCCACCCATGATACCATATAGCTTTTTATATGCTTCTTCAAGGACAGGTTCTAGCTTTTCTCTGCAGACTGTGTCTAGAAAATCAATAGGATTACTAGGGTTAACTGCTTTAACTAGGTCGTTTAAGCATACATACACTGAATCGGTGTCGATTGCCAAGACGTAATCTTTGTTAGTTTTGAGCACTTTATTGAGATATGTATTGATGGCTTCTTCAGCCCATCGTATTGTAAGTTGTCCGGAAAGTGTAATTCCTTCGGCAATTCGTTGATCGAAGAATCTGAAGTATTTGTTGCCAAGAGCACCATAAAGAGAATTAAGGAGGATTTTAATAGACATTTGCCTATTTTCGTTGATTGCAATATCCCTTTCAATTCTATAGACTTCTTGTTTATCATTTTTATCTACCTTCTGCAATTCCTTTTGTGCTTTAATCATAGCCTTTTTAATTTGAACTCTTTCGCCATACATCTGTTCGATGATCTTAGGTAAGATACCCTTTTTGTCAATATTGAAATACTGACCATTTGCACTTACAGCTTTACCTCTGTTATCTACAATTGTATGGTTTTTAAGAATACTATCGACATCATAATCAGATAATTCACCAGAGGCTATCGTTTCTGGCGACATATTGTATTGCATAATTAGCGATGGATATAGTGAGTTTAAATCAAAAGATACTACCCAATCGTTTATTCCAACTTGTGGATCTTTAACATATCCGCCAGGATAAGGTGTTTTTACTTTATCTTCTTGAAATGGAACTGCAATCTTTTGTGTTGAAAGATCTCTGTAAATAATAGAATCCCATATCGCTGTAGTTCCAAATGTATCGCCGTAGTTAACACCACCGCGATAAGCCATCGTTAAAGCTAGTGTAATAAGACCAAGTTTATCTTCGATCCTATCGACCAACTCAACATCTTTAATATTATAGTCAATAAACTTTTGATGATCGTTTAAGTATAAACTAAATAGACTTGAGTGTTCTTCGTATGAAAGTTTCTTCTCGCCTAGAACAACATGTGATATATGATTAAGTGAATACGATTCTTGAGCACCGTATGAATAACCAAACTTCTTGAATAGTTCCATATAGTCAAGTTGAGATATTCCAGCAATTTCGTATGCTGTTTGTTTACGAGCCATAATAGTAACATCTCGTGAATCGATTAATCCCCAAGGTGATAACTTTTTAACCCAGTCGGAACCTAGCAAATTATTGATTCTGTTTACAAGGTATGGAATATCAAAGAATCTTGAGTTCCAACCTGTAACAACATCTGGACAATGTGTTGGTGATGACCAATGTGTTATAAAGTCCAAAAGTAATTGTCCTTCAGTATCGCACTTTTTATACACGACACGATTGGTTTGCATAATGGATTGATTTACATCATAATCCCTTAATGCCCATACGTAATAAGTATTGTCAATATTGTTTTTAATACAGATAGCAGTAACCTCTTTTGAGGCTACATCTGGTTCAGGAAACCCGTCGTCTGATGCGACTTCAATATCGATTGTAGTAACATTAATTGCGTTACGATCAAATTCGATATTACCTGGAAACTTTTCGTTTATAAACGTAGAAATATAACGGTTGTTTCCGTATATTTTTCGTCCTGAAACATCTTTGTTTAAACTGATCCAATCTTTAGCATCGCGCATAGATTCGAATTGTGTGACTGGTGCAACTGGAGTTCCATCCAATGCTTTCCAATCTGTAGGTTTACTTGTAGCGACGTACAAGGTTGGTTTGTATTTTACTTTTCTGCTTACTCGATTACCGTTTTCGATACCACGATAGAGTAACATATTGCCATATCGGCCGACATTAGTATAAAAATTCATTCATTCACCTTTGATAATATAGTCTATTATACCATACTTTACTGCACATGTACACATGTAAAATGAAAAAAGTAGGGGGAGATGACTCCCCCGACTAAGCTTAGTCATTAGTATGAATTCAATTGAAGATAAATTATGAACGGTGAAATTAATAAAATCCCACTCATTAAAAATATCAGTTCGAATCCAGTCCTAATGCCATCCTTGTGTTTACGTATGTAACCCATGATTTGACTCCAGTAAATTGTTAAACAATCCACTGAGTTTTCGCTGCTCACCAGAATCTATTCTTGAATAAATTCCTTCTTCTTTGATGCCCCAGCAGACCCGATTTCGATCTTCCTAGGACGCCTCTCTTCTGGAACCTCAACTCTGGCGTTAACCACAAGTATTCCGTTCACTAGATCAGCCCCGTCTATTACGACAAATTCAGAGAGTCGGAAGGACTTCTCAAATTTGCGGGATGATATACCTTTATGTGCATATTCACGATCATCGTCTTCATTATGTTGACCTTTTATTAAAAGAATACCATCCTTTACTTCCAATGAAATATCATCTTCAGAAAATCCAGCAACTGCAAGTTCGATATTGAAATTATCGTCATCGATCTTTACAACGTTATGGGGTGGATAATTATCTTGAGATCTTCCAGCTTGGTGGATTCTTTCAAGTTCATTTAATATTGGATCAAATCCAATAAAGAGGGAACGCGGCACGTTCATTGCATTTCTTACCATTTTAGTTTCTCCTATTTAAAGCAAGATTAATATATGGACCCGATTATTCGGCATCCACGTTTATTTATACAACTTAGGAACCTAGTTTGTGTTTCCTATGTTATATTTTGGACATAATTCCCAAAGAGCTTTATCTTTGTGTGGTATCACTTTGATTTGTCTCAAAGGTGCTACGTCCTTAAACAGATTAGGTTCAATCATAGAGACCAATCCCCAATCTGATAACAGCGTTGCAATTGTGTTGCGGCGCTGAATATCGTTTTCTAATAGATTGGATGGTTTTCCATCTAATAGAAATAATTCTTTAAAATGTACAATAAAGTATCTACCCTGCTTATGCAGAATATGACACGATTGATACAGTTTGCTTTCTTTGCGAGAAGCCACTCCAATTCTGGTTAATGTTTCTCTTACTTTTAGAAAATCGTCTGGTTCATTAAGTGATACTTCAAGCATCGAACCAGGTGTCCAATTTTGTATTGGGTTATTATTTAGTTCTTCCACCTTTACTAATCCTTTGATTCAAATCAGCAATTTCGTCATTGCTGAATAATGATAAAACAGATCTAGCTTTTTCATTGCTATATCCATAATATTGTTTAATTACTTCAAGATTTGCTATATTAGTCTTCTTAGACCATTTAGTAAATCTACTCTTTTTCTTAATAATATTTATAAGAAAATCGAATTGAAGCTTGCTATCTAAATGATGTGATATATTCATTTCATTAGCCATAAGAACAGTATCAGGGAAAAACGATAAGCCTCTATTTACCATAAAGGCGTTATACTCATTTTCAGATAAGTCGTCTACAATAATATTCTTTTTAGAATTATTGATTGCTTTTAGATAATCGAATGGTGTCATTTGAATTTAACTCCAGCCATTATCTCAGTTAAGCATGCAACCATATTCAACTCATGATCAGCGACGAATGAATTTTTGTATTGGTAATCTGCCAAAATAAGTACCAGTTGCGGTATACTTTGAGGATCAACATATTCATTCATGTTATCGTAAACTTTACGAAAGAGTGAAGCTGGTTCTGTGTCAATATTGTCTGCAACCCATTGTCGCATAAGCTTAAAGTTTTTAAGTTTTAGATGTTCCATTAAATCACTAATAGATGCATCAGAAAGCGTTACAAGTATTCCAGTATCAATTGTTCCACTGGTACTATATCGCTGTAACTCATTCAACACTTTACGCCAATCAGGCATGTGTTTAGTAATAAGTTCTGCAATAACATTACGATCGTAATCAATATTTTCCTGATTTAGAATAACTTCACAGCGGTGAAGGAATTGAACACAGAGTTTTGGCATTGACTTTTTAGGTACATTAAACTCGATGGTTGTGCATCGAGAATG